CCCCTCTGTGCGTCGTTTAAATACCTAAATCACACAATATAAAGACCGAATGGTAAACCATTCTTCTAGAATCATATGACCAGAGAAGTACGACAAAGCCTCGTTGTCAACGAGGTACCTCTTCGCCTTAATCGACGAGAGGGGTCCACCCGCGTGTCATTTTGACACGTCGCGGGAGCGTGTACAAACCAGGCAGGTTGTGCAGAGACGGCCTCGACGTTCGTCGAAGCATCTCGCGCCAGCCGCTTTTCCCCCAACCCTTGAAGAGTTGGGGTACTATGATAGGCGTCAGAACCTCCATTCGGTGGAATTCATCATTCCACCTCGTGGGTGTTCTGTTTGCCTTCATTGCACGAATACCCGGACGGTAGAAGCTAATTCCGTGAGGAGTTTCACTTCGCCAATCGTATTTCGACGTGTTCATGTGAACATTATTGTTAATGGGAACATAGGGGTAAACCCTATTAATCTCATCTTCAATGAATTGGGCCGCCAAGGAATATCCTGCCATCATCAACGAGTTTGAATAACTCACCGACGATGCGAGGACTCCTGGTCCGATTCGTCTAGAACAATCCCATACGGTCTTTAGTTTGATAGGTGTGACATCGACGCCTTTAAAGGCATCGCACCCACAAGATTCTCGAAAGAATCCTGCCGTGCAACACTTGTCTTCATTGAACAATAGTCCAAATCGGGGCAAATGCTGTAAAACGTGCTGATAGACTTCTGCACGTATTATGAGATCATCCCCGTACACGTATACACTCTCTCTGGCTTGCGCTAGAGAGAGCTTACCGTATACGGCTAACACTGCGACACTGAGCGCATAAAACACGAACGCCTCGACGGGAAAGCATAAAGCTGACCCCATCGGTGCGAACTTGTCCATATGTATCAGCCGCCCATCAGGTAGCTTAGTGGCTTGACTTCGCGTGGCAATTAGACCACGAAGAAGTTGAGTTCCGCTGAATAGCTCGTTTACGAGCCGAAGCGACACTCGGTCACTAGCTTCCTTCATATCAAGCGTAACCCATTGCTGGGATTGCGACGAGAGCAGCGCTAAACGCTGATTCACTACTTGGTCACTAAAGTTAACGTGACCTTTCGTAAGTGGACAGGTCTCTAGTCTCGCGACTATTGACCTAGCCAACCCTTGTTGCAACCATTGCAATTCTAACGGTTCACACGAGATAAGCCTAGGGCCCCTCGAATCCTTTGGCACAAGCACGACTTTCGCCGTGCCATGTGGCTCAGATTTCCAGGACTCTATTGCTTGAAACTCGTCAACAACATGCGACAGATTATAGAAGAAATATTCCGCGGTGGGATATACCTCTTCTACGGAACCATAAATACGAGCGAAATCAGCCTTACAAAGGCCTTTTTCACCAGTAGCAACAGCTCCGGGTCCGTGCATAGGGACGATATCGAGAGGGTCAAGACAGCCCAAAACACGCGTAACAAACGTGCGTGCGGACTTAATGACCGGATCCCTCGACGAGATCTCCAGGTTTTGGAGATCTGCTTCAGTGGCAACGAATGCATCGATGACTTTTTGTTCATCATCGCTCGCATACGGGAGTTCAAGCTTGTACAACAAGTATACAAACTGTCGTATGTGTTTCACTGCCATGATGTCTACGTCGTCTAAAACGACGCCAGCATTATCAAAAACACGCGAAAACAACCACCCAAGGAACTTGGGAGTTGTTGTCCCCCGGATTTTTTCAAATCCGGGAGGGTTGAACGGTGTTTTCATCGATAGAGCCTTGTCAAAGGCTTTACCGAGGCGAGGGAGGGTTTTCGTCATAAACGATAGACCTTCTCGACTCAGTCGGAGAGTTAACTTCGTTAACTCTCGAACAGTGATAACGTGTGAAACAGGATAGCAATGAGCTATATCAGTGTAGACGTTACTAACTAACGTGGCATAATAAGCCACTAGGCTATTACGATCTCCCATAAGGGTAGGTCTCCTAGCTATGTCAGCAACGCTCCCACACTGATCGCGAGATGCTGAACCTCTTAAGGTTCGGAATTCAACAGCTTGGTGACGTTCCCGCTCGTGAAGAAGTTCTTCATTTGCGTGACTTGGTCAGCCATCTGTGCAGCCGTGACAATGCCGCGTGGTGCAACTAGCACCACGTACACTGAACCAGTAGCAGAATTCCCCTCACTATCAACGATAGTGCGGTCGAACCGAACGAGATGACGGTCATAGGTTGCTGAGCCTGCCTTTTGCTCACTATGTGAAATAGTGAGATCTTGAGGCTGGCCCAGGCCCGTTACCGTACTCCTACGAATGATCTTACGATCGCCGTAGGTTACAGCAGCGTAGTCCCTTGTGGACGACGAATCTCCCGCGAGTGTTATGGTTGCGTCAAATGACATATGCGTTAACTAACGATGCCTGTGTTGTTTGATGTGTGAGAGTTACAGACTTTCTAACACACATATAGTTCGTACTCATTTCTTACCAGTTAAAACCGTCGTTAACGACCCCGCAAGGAGAAGTTGACTAAGGCCAGGGCCGGTGAAATGAATACCAGGAGTCGTACTAGGAATAGTACGAATACGGTTATATACCTCCCAATTCGTCTGGTAGACTAGGTAGTCTCCAGTCGAACAAGTGAAATACACGGACCGTGTTTGCTTGTATTTTGCCGAATGGCAATAATCAGTAATATACGTCACTGCTGGTAGCAGCTCTAATTTGAGAGCATTCAATTCCTGTCCAATGTTGAAAAACCAATCAACAACGAACGAGAAGGGAATAGCATCCCAAATCACCTGAGGATTAAGATTGACGCCAAAGGCGTCAAGCCACCCTCGGACCTGCTTCAGTAGTTCTGGACCGCCACCAACACTGTATTGGTATGACATCGTAGCGCAGAAGGTGATATCAGAAGTTTGCCGCTCGACCCGAATGGATCGAACGGCTGCTCCAATATTCCTCTGCAATATTACGGTGTCAAGCGGGCTGCCCTTTAAGACGCGCTTGTAATGGCGCTTCTGGGGCTTACCTGCGGCCTGTAGGAACACATCAAGAGCGTGATTAACGCCCTTTAATGTGGAATACAGATTCCAGACGTCAGCTAAGAAGGGTGCCCACCCGAACGAATAGTTCAAGTGTAGATTCGCCGCGTTTTTCAACAGCGGACGTTTCTGTGACCATAGGTCGGGCAACTTCTTAAGATCCTTGAGCTCGTGTAGAAATGTGAGCAAATTGGTCGCAGATTCAATCTGCGGCCGCATTGACTCCCATGCTGCGTAACTCAGGGCCTGCCAGTCCAATTGAACTGGTGCTTCACTGACATCATAGTGTGGAACAGTTGGCTCAGTAGCCATAACGAGCTGGTACGTCAGACCATTATGGTAGACGTTTTTCCAGCCACTATAGATATCTGAACAATCAATCAGAGGTATTGACGAACGCCTCCGTAAATGGAGGCAGTTCGTGAACCGTTTCCGATTCGCGTTCTCATAGTCAATCGACTCAATGTCGGCGTCATATGAGAAACCAGGGTAATAGGGATGTGCCTGATAATAAAGTGCACCAGTACTTTGATAGTACTGGTCATAATTACAATCGGAGACATTTACACTCTGGGCGCGGGTTTTCTGTTTCATTTTACGTATATCAAAACAGTGGGC